CGTCCTTCAGGTCAGCGACACGTACGGCGACGACGTCCGGCTAGTCCTCGAAGGCCCACGGCGCATCGCTCGCGCAGTCGTCTTGCCGTTCCTCTCCGCCCTCGAGCTCGTCACCGTCGACGGCGTTCTGCACGGTCTGCGTGACGGGACGCCCCGGCCGCTCAAGCAAGGCCCTCTGCTCGAGCAACTCGTGGCGGCCTGCGCCGCCCTCCCACCGGACGTCGGCGGGGGCCCGTACGCACGGCTCCGCCGCCTGTGCGAGCTCGATCCGCAGCAGTGCGGCGATTACCTCGTCCGCGCCGTCGAGGCTGCCGGAACCCTCGTCCCGGCGTACCGCCCGACGCGGCCCGACGATCGGCCGGAGCCCCTCACTGCGCAGCAGCGCAAGGCCGCCTCCCGCGCGCGGGCACGGGAGCGTGAGGCAGCTTCGGTCGACGCGTGGCTCGGGCACCGTCGGGGTCTGCAGGCTGGCCGCCATGAAGCTTCGGCCCTGTACGACGAGGCCCTCGAGTGGCTGGAGACAGCCGCCGACGAGAAGGCCCTCGCGGAAGAGGACACCGCCTTCCATCAAGGCCTCGTTCGCGAGTACCGAGAGGTGCTGCAGTTCCGGCGGCGGGTAGCGCCTCCGCCTGCGGCAGCCGCTCGGCCTCCGCTCGAGCCCCCGCCGCCCCCGCCGCCCTCCTGGTCTGTGCTGGCGGCGGCGGGCGGCTACCCGCCGCATCCGCTGATCCCTTCTCGTCGGCGCTTCTATGAGCTGCTCGACAGCCGCCTCGGGGTGAGCCGGGTTCGCTCGCACGGCGCGCGGTTCTACGAGCTGGGCCAGCCTGTGCCACTCGCAATTTGAGCAGAGGCAGGCCCCTCGGCCTCCTCCTCTACTGACACATGCTCTCAGTCGCTACGAAAGGCACACCATGACCAACACGACCACCCGACGCACCCCTCCCGCAGTCCGCCAGGAGGCGCACGCTCTGGCGTTCTTGCGGACGCTGCCTGCCGGCACGCACCGCGCTCCCGACGTTCGAGCCGACTACGAGAGCTCCGCCGCCGAGCACGGCGTGGTCCCCCTCGGGCGCACGACGTTCCACAGCCGGGCTGCCGAGGCGCTTGGCCGCCGCTGGAGCACAGCCAGCGGTGAGGTCTACCGCGTGGCGAGCGACTGGACGATCTCCGACGCGCTGAAGGCGTTCTCCCGTGACTACCCGGCCGAGCGTGATGCCCTGGACGGCTTCCTGCCCGGCGTCTACGTTCCGGAGCCCGGCAGCCGCGTGCCGGCGACCGTCTTTTTCGCCGATTTCCAGGCGTTCGCCGCCGAGCATCGGATCATCGAGTTGCAGCGCTGGTCGAGTCAGGCCTTCTATCGAGCACTCGAGGAGCGCGGCTACGTGCGCAAGCGCTCCACCGGCGGTAAGTACGACATCCTCGGCGTGCGTAGCCTCGTAGGCCCCGCGCGGAGGTAACGGCCCACGGTGAAGCCGGTAACGCGGGCGAACGAGCCGGGGGTAGGAGGAGGACGCCCACAAACGCTGTATCTAGGCCAGTCCCACGCACCTGCATGAGGGCCGACCGGTTCTACTCGTTATCGCACCCTCTGCGTTTGCCCTTAGGTGAGCTGCTGAAGAGAGACACCTGTGATCGCCGCGTACGCTGCTACGTCAGCCACTAGGCCCCGATACGTAGCCACAATACCGAGCGCCAGCTTCCAAACTTTCGCCCCGGCCGCGTCTTGCCCATCGGCAGTTAGCTGACTCGCAACTGACACAAGTGCCCCGTTCAGCCTGTCGATATGCTCGCGAAGGTTCACCGTCCCTAACGTCGCTTTCTCGGCCAGGGCCCCGTCCACGGCCCGAAGCAGGCGAAAAACGTACTCCAACTCCGCGGCATCAAGATTGTCACGGTTCTCTTCGAGCAGCTTCTCGGCGTCGCGCACCAAACCGCGTAAGTCGTCGGTCTTGGCTCGAGACGGCACAGTCAGGCGCGATTGCAGGTCGAATACAAGTCCAAGGTTGCGAAGGGCCCCGATCGCTTCGCTTCGCAGGACAGCAGTGTGGGCCACCTGGGTCCATGGCACATCCACGCTGAACAGCGCCTTGTACCACTCGTTGACGTAGGGGGCGATCCCTCGCACGTCCTCGCCCGCGGCTTGCAACTCCTCCATGGCATTTATGGACGACTCCAGAAGTCCAACTGCTCGGGTCTGACGGGCCCAGAACGTCCGGTCGTCGTCCCCTTCCTGGCTTCGCGCGTCGAGGGGCGTCCAATTCTTCATGTGCCACTCATCGAACAGGTCGGCGAGCTCCGTTGCGTCGTTAGCCATTCTTCAGACATTACTGCCTCGAGCGCTAAAGGCCGGGGCGCGGTTGGACGCCGCACACTGTGATGAAAACTCCTGCAAACAACGTTCCCGAGGACCGCGTCCGCGCAGCGGCGGGCCGGTACGACGACGAGCGAGGCACCCTCACCGCCTCGGCTCTCGCCGCACTGGCCCGCCGCCAGGCCACGGCCGGGAAACGCTGCAACCGCTGCACGCAGCACCTCCGGCACGCGGACTTCAAGGCCGACACGAGCCGCACAGACGGGCTCTACCCGACGTGCAAGCGCTGTCTCATGCTCGGGCGGGTTTAGCGTCAGGGCCACGGCCCTCTACTCAGTAGCACCCCCCATGAGCCCTGTCAGCCGACCGGCCGCGCCTTCACGAGCGGGCCGGCGCTGACGGCTCAGCCGACCACCTACCTAGTTCCCCGCCACCGCGCACACCCCTGGCGCCTGAGTGGCGGGCTCTGCCGAGTTCGACGACCACCTCCCCCGGTCTCCTCGGCCCACGCCCCGGCGCCTCCCTCCACGACGAGGGCAGGCGCCGGGGCTTCGTCGTTCCCGAAGGAGCTCGTGTGTGGTCATCGGCCCCTGTTAGTGCCCGAGCGGCACGATTCCCCGCGGACTGGCCCACTCGCCGCATCCGTGTGCTACGACGTGACAGCTACAAGTGCCAGTCCCGAGACTCGCTAGGCGTGCCGTGCGGTGAGCCCGCGAACCAGGTCGACCACATCACCGCCGGTGATGACCACAACCTGGACAACCTGGAAGCAACCTGTCGGTGGCACCACGCTCGCAAGAGCAGTCGAGAGGGCGCTGACGCCCGGCGGCCCGCAGCTCGCCGCGAAAGAATTACTGAGCAGCACCCTGGCCTGCGGCCCTCTCCTCCTGCATGACCTCCATCTGCCCCGTCTGCAGCAACCAGTTCGACGCTTCCAGCGGCCGAGGCCGTCGCAAGACTTACTGCACGCCGGAGTGTCGCAACGCTCAGCACCGCACACGAGCTGCCACACGAACACCCGTCGCGGCCACTTGCAGCGTTGAGGGCTGCGACAGCCCTTGCCGCTCGGCGGGGTCCAGGTACTGCGAGAAGCACTACATGCGCTTGAGGCGCACGGGCAACACCGCCTCGGCGTATCGCGAGGCCACGGGTAGCTGCCTTTTCTGCGCCACCCCCACCCCGGGGGTGTATTGCACCCCCCTTTGCCAGGACAGGGACCGGCGGCCCCGCCGTGCGCCTCAGCGAGAGGCCTGTGCGGTTTGCGCTAGTCCCATCCCGTCAAGTCGGCGTTGGGACGCCACCACTTGTTCAACGGTGTGCAACCGCGAGAAGCACCGCCTTGCACGCTATGGGCTGAGCCCTCAGGCCTATCAAGCAATGCTTCTTGGCCAGGGCGGAGGCTGCGCCATCTGCGGCGAAAGTGAAAAGCTGGTCATCGACCACAACCACCAGCCCGGCGAGGTTCGCGGCGTGCTGTGCTCCGGTTGCAATACCGGAATCGGCATGCTCGGTGACAGCGTTTCTCGGTTGACCGCCGCCGCCAGCTACCTGGCCTCCCGATAGGCTCGCAGTCCCCCGCGGCACCTTGCTGACCCTGGGTACCCCCTCCCCACCGGGGGTATGCCCGGTACCGAAGCGGCATAGCGTCTGCCAGTCGATGCGCATGCATCTCCGTTTTGCCCGACTCACATGGAGGTGTCGCATGCCGGATTCCGCGACCCCACGGGGCCGAGCGGGGTGGTCCGCGGCTGCGCGCAGGGCCTTCCGGGAGGTCCTCGAGGCCTCTCCAGGCCTCGAAAAGGCGAAGCTAACGGGCCTCTACGGCGCCTGTGACCTCCTGAGCCAGGCCGACGCCATGCAGGTCGTCATCGACGCCGAGGGCTACGTCGTCGCGGGCTCACAGGGGCAGCCCGTCGCCCATCCGCTCATCGCCGAGGTCCGCCAGTACCGGAAACAGGCTCTTGACGTCATCCGCTCGCTCGAGCTGACCGGCCGCAGCGCCGCGTCCTCCGCCGGCGCAGCCCTCGCGGGCAAGCGCTGGTCGAGTCGACCCGCCACGGTCACCCCGATCCGGGAAGCGAGCGCCCCCTTCTAGTCCCGAGGAGGGCCGATGCACGCCGTTCTGACGTCTCCGCCCTTCGATCCCTCGCTCAAGACCCTCGGCTACGGCGTCATCGCCTGGATCGAGGCCACGCTCTTCCGCCCTGACGGCGTCGAGGAGTACATGCGCCTCACCGCCGAGCAGCGCGACTTCGTCCTGTGGTTCTACGCCCTCGACGCCCGCGGCACGTTCCGCTACCGCCGCGCCGTCCTCCGCCGGGCGAAGGGCTGGGGCAAGTCGCCCTTCCTCGGGGCCATCGCACTCGCTGAGCTGTGCGGCCCGACCCGCTTCGGCGGCTGGGACGACGAGGGCTACCCCTTCGGCGTCCGCGAGCCGCTCCCCTGGATCGTCATCGCCGGCGTCTCCGAGGCGCAGACGAAGAACACCCTCGACGCCATTCGCGCCATGGCCGGCGACCCCGCCTTCGTCGACTCCTACGGCGTCGACATCGGCATGACCCGCATCCTCCTCCCCGGCGGCGGCAAGATCGTCCCCGCGACGGCCTCCGCCAGCACCCAGGAGGGTGGCCGCGTCACCTTCGCCATCCTCGACGAGACGCACCACTGGACGCAGTCGAACCGAGGCCACGACCTCGCCGACGTCATCCGCCGCAACCTCGGCAAGATGGACGGCCGGTCGATCGAGACGACCAACGCGCACGAGCCCGGCCGCGACAGCACCGCCGAGAAGTCCTACCTCGACCACCGCGCCATCGTCGAGGGCCGCGCCATCGGCGACGGCATCCTCTACGACTCCCGCGAGGCCCCCTCCGACCTCGACCTCGCCGACGCCGAGCAGGTCATAGCGGGCCTCCGCGCCGCCTACGGCGACTCCCACTGGGTCAACCTCGAGCGCATCCTCGCCGAGGTCTACGACCCGGGCACGACCGCCGAAGAGTCGCGCCGCTTCTACCTCAATCAGATCGTCGCCGCTGCTGACTCCTGGCTCGCGCCAGCCGAGTGGCACAAGAACCGCCGCGACGACCTCGCCCCACTCCGCCACGGCGACCCCGGCTCGAAGCACTCGAAGGCCGACCTCGTCACCCTCGGCTTCGACGGCGCCCTGACTGACGACTCGACCGCCCTCGTCGCGTGCCGCGTCGACGACGGCGCCGCGTTCCTCCTCGCCATCTGGGAGAAGCCGGAAGGCCCGAAGGGCCAGGGCTGGGAGGTCCCGAAGGACCAGGTCCGCGACGCCGTCGCCCACGCCTTCGCCACCCTCGACGTCGCCGCCTTCTTCGCCGACGTCGCCTACTGGGAGACGGACGTCGACGCCTGGCGCGACGAGCACGCTGAGCGCCTCCTCGTGAAGGCCACCGCCAAGCACGCCGTCGGCTACGACATGCGAGCGCACCAGATGGAGACCGTCCGCGGCGTCGAGACGCTCCACCGAGCGATCGTCGACGGCGACCAGCCCTGGGGCGCGCACGACCTCGTGGCCGGCCCCGGCGCGGGCACTGTCCAAGCGCACGACGTCCTCACCCGCCACGTCCTCAACGCCCGCCGCCGTCCGAACCGCTGGGGCGTCAGCTTCGGCAAGGAGACCCGCGAGTCCCCGCTCAAGGTCGACGCCCTCGCCTCACTCATCCTCGCCCGCATGGCCCGCTCCCGCGTCCTCGCGGACGGGGGCCTCGCCAAGCGCCGCAAGCCCAAGGGCCGCGTCGCGGGCTTCTGACCCGCCCTGGAGGCCCCATGCCGACCATCGACGCAGCCCTCGCGGCGCGCCTGGACGACGAGCTCGCCGCCGACCTCGAGCCCGTCTCCGGGCGGCTCGGCAAGGTGAAGCGCTACCTCGCCGGCGACCACGACCTGCCCTACATGCCGCTGAAGGCCCGAGCCGAGTACCGCCACCTCGCCAAGCGCGCCATCACCAACTGGACGCCGCTGCTGAGCGACACCTACTCGCACGGCCTCTTCGTCGACGGCTACCGCCCGGCGCGCACCTCCGACAACGCGACTGCCTGGAGCTACTGGCAGGCCAACGGCCTCGACGCGCGCCAGAACATCGCCCACCGCGGGGCGCTCGAGTTCGGCACCAGCTACGCCCTCGTCCTGCCCGGCAGCGTGCAGGAGAAGCGCGTCCCGTACTTCCGCCCCCTGTCGCCCCTGCGCTCGGCGGCCTGGTACACCGACGTCGACGACGAGTACCCCGAGCTCGCCATGCGGCACAAGGGCACCACCGTCGACGGAGCCCGCCTGCTCGAGGTCTTCGACGCCGACAGCGTCTACACCTTCGCCAAGCCGAAGGGCGACGACGCCAAGTGGATCCTGTCGGCGACCGAGTCGCACGGCCTCGGCGTCACGCCGTTCGTCCGCTTCCGCGACCGCCTCGACGGCGAAGCCACGGGCATCATCCGGCCGATCATCACCCTCCAGGACCGCATCAACGAGGTCGTCTTCTCGACCCTCATGGCCCTTCAGTACGCCAGCTTCCGCCAGCGCTGGGCCACCGGCCTCGCCATTCCCGAAGACGAAGAGGGCAACCCCGTCGAGCCGTTCAACGCGGCCGTCGACCGCCTCTGGATCTCGGAGGACAGTGAGGCCCGCTTCGGCGACTTCGCGCAGACCGAGATGTCCGGCCACCTGCAGATGTACGACTCGACCGTCTCGACGCTCGCCGCTGTCTCGCAGGTCAGCCCGACCGTCATGATGGGCGACCTCGTCAACATCAGCGCCGACGCCCTCGCCGCCATCCAGGACTCGACCCAGCGCAAGATCGGCGAGTACGAGACCAACTTCGGCGAGTCGTGGGAGTCCGGCTTCCGCCTCGCCGCGAAGGCTGCCGGCGACGCCACCGGCGCCGCTGACCTCAACGCGCAGGTCCGCTGGCGCGACACCGAGGCCCGCTCGCTGGCTGCCACCGTCGACGCCCTCGGCAAGATCGCGACCATGCTCTCCGTCCCCGTAGAAGCCCTCTGGGAGAAGATCCCGGGCATCACCGACGGCGACATCGAGAGCTGGAAGACCCTTCGCGCTGAGAACCCCGACCCGATGACGGCGCTCCTCAACGAGACCACGAAGCAGACCGACGACGCGCCCACCGTCGTCGACGCCGCCGACCTGAAAGCCAAGGCCGACGCCCTCGGCGTCATGATCCGCGCTGGAGTCTCGCCCGAAGATGCCGCCGTCCGAGTCGGCCTCGCGGGTGTCAAGTTCACCGGCGCCGTCCCGACGTCCCTCCGCCTGCCTGAGAGCGACGCGAGCTCACTCGAGCAGTCCTAGCGCCAAGGAGGCCCAGTGGACCAGGACGCCCTCGCCCGCCGTCACATGCAGCAGCAGGTGAAGGACGTAGCCCGCCTCCAGATCATCCTCGGCGCGCTCTGGGACCGCACGCTCGACCCGTCGGACATCGACGGGTCGTTCACACGGTTCCAGGCGCAAGCCTCTGCCCTCATCAAGGCGGGGCGCCGATCGGGCGAGCTGACGGCGCAGGAGTACTACGACGCCGCCAAGGTCCTCGCCGGCTACGACGCGCCCGCGCCGGACGTCGAGTTCCAACCGACCGAGACGAAGGCGAACCGCGCGGCGCTGCACGCCACGAGCGTCGCCAACGCCAAGGCGGCCATCGCCAAGGGCACACCGCCCGACGCGGCGCTCGAGGCGGCCAAGGCGGCCATGCTGCGCGCGGCGAAGCGGCGTGTCCTCGAGGCCCCGCGCCGGCGCCTCATCCGCCTCGCCAACGAGGACGGCGACGCCCGCGGCTGGGCCCGCGTTAGCGACGGCCGCCCCTGCCACTTCTGCGCCATGCTCCTCAGCCGCGGGCCGGTCTACTCGTCCGGCACCGCGCACTTCGAGGCGCACGACGGTTGCGGCTGCAGCGCCAAGCCCGTCTTCAAGAACGACCAGACGGGCGGCTGGGACCCCGGCTCGCGGCGCCTGAATGACCTCTACAAGGCCTCGACGGCCAAGTACGGCGGCTTCTGGCGCACCGACTACGCCTACGCCCTGGCCCACCCTGAGCTCTCCCTCGACGAGCTGCAGGCCCACTTCACCGCGAGCCACGAGGCCTACTTCGCCGCCCGCAAGACCGCCTAGGAGGCTGCCATCGCCAACAAGCCCGGCCCGCAGCGCGCCCTCGGCACGCGCGGACAGACCATCAACGCCAACGCCTGGCCCTACTTCGACGCGCTCCTTCGCGCCGTCTCGCGCGAGACCGG